TCAATTTCAGCAATCTTGACTTGAGCAATTTGGTCTGCTGTCAGCTTGCCTGACTCAATAGTCTTTTGTGCGTCTTCAGCCGAGATGCCCATAACTTTTGACACTACCCCATAGGCTAGAGTCCCAAACGGGCCACCCATCGCGGTGGCGATTGTCGGCGCGATTTGTTTTAACCAATCCATTGTTTATCTCCTATGAAAATCACATTTGCCAGCGCATTGGTCAAGAATCTCATAAGAGATATAGACGACAAAACCCACCATAGCAAAGAAGACTAATGCCAGCAACACAATCTCAAGAGCCTCTTCAACTTCTTTTTTGTGCTTTGCCGCCGTTTCTTTTTCTCGCCTAGCATCGTGAGCCGCTTCAACATCCATCGCCGCCGCTCGTTCTTTTATACGGTTCCAGACGTCTATACGCCCCGCCTGCATAAACAACAACTGCAACTCAGCCTCAAACCTTTTTGCTTGGTCAAGAGCCATCTCTATTTGGATGGCAACTCCCATGCTGGACTTGGATTTCTTGGCCTGAGTAACAGCCTTTGTTGCCGTACTTTTGGCGTCAAAATACTTCCCCAACACGGGGCCAAGGGAGGCAACGTCATCGACGGTTTTACTGACCTTCTTGATTAAGGCAACAGCGGCTTGTATTCCCGCAAGAGCCGTTAGAGGGTCTATCATTTTCCTTCAACCTTTTTCCACTCAAGGCAAACAACCTTTCGGTTGTAAACATCTCCTGTCCATGTCCAACGGACGCAACGGTATTCAATCTTGTCTTTGCTAACCGCTATTGGCAAAAAAAAACTGTGAAAATTAGACATTTCACAGCCAGCAATTACAGCCCCAAAATCTTTTTGATGAGTTCCCCAGCCACCCCGGGGCCGAACAGCACGCACACAATCACCCCATACAGCAGGTACTCAATCCTGTTCATCCGCTTTGTACCTTCGTCAAAGCGGTTCTGGATGCCCTCGTACCTCTGGGCGCAGATGGCCTCGTGGATGCCTAGACGCTTGTCCGTTTCATTGGCAAGTTCGTGAACATCCGCCATGCCTACTCCGCAGGAGGCTCAACAGGCGCTACGGGTTCAATAGGGGCTTCAGGCACTGAAGGGGCTGTGAACGCGCCAGTCTCGGCGTCGTATGACCAACCTGATTGAACTTCGTCAGAACAGAAAACAATGCTCTTTAAGAGGTCAGGGTGAAAGCATTGCTGGATAGAAAAACCATCAACTGGTTTGATAATTTCTGCAACTGCGTTGCCTTGGATTCGTGCGTATGTCATTTTTTTACCACTCCACAATAACCATGCCAGCACCAGCAGGGCTAGAAGCGTTTGAGCCTGCACCACCCCCGGGGTAGCCACCAGATTGGATGTTTGCACCACCCCCACCGCCACCGCCATTTATGCCGTTTAAGTTTTGACCACCACCGCCGCCAGTGCCAATAAAATCTATTGAAAAGTATGGCATTCCAACTGTTGGAGGATTTCCAGTAGCCGCAAAAGAAGAACCGCCAGAGCCAAAAATACCATTACCGCCCTGAACACCGTTGGTGTTTCCTCCTCCGCCACCTGACGCGCCAGTTCTTCCGTTTTCGCCAGTAGCGGCGGCGCTTTTCCCGCCATTGCCGAAAAGAGATGCAACGCCGCCCCCAGCAACGTCATAGTAACCAGCGCCACCAGTGGTATTTATATCTCCACCAACACCAGTTCCGCCAGCAGTTACTGCCGCCGACGACACAGAAGCGCCTCCTGTTGCAGAGCAATATGACCCAAACGAAGAAGTGCCACCCGTGGAACTAGCGCCAACCCCCCCCGCGCCAACGGTTACGGCAACAGAAGCGACTCCTGTCAATTCGTATATGGCACGCATTGTGAAGCCACCGCCTCCGCCTCCTCGACCACCGCCACCACCAAAGCAACGAGCGCGGACGTTGGCAACCCCGGGAGGGACAGTCCACGTTCCAGAGGAACTAAAAATTTGCACCTGTCCATTGCCAAACACCCCACTAATTGGGTTAAAGGCGGTAGATTGAATAGGGACTGCCATTATGAATTTCCTTTTAAATTGACGCTTCTGCCGTTGAAGGTTCCCTTGAGGCCACCCACAGCGCCGCCCGTGCTGTCAAAGGCTCCACTCGCAGTGCCTGTGTATGACGCGCCCAACAAAGCCTGCCCATTGGTCGCCAACTGCCCCGTAGAGCCTGCTGTTGCGCTTGTAATGGCAACCCCAGCAAAAGCACCCGAAATAACGCCAGAGGTTGCTACTGGCGCAATTGCAGTCAATGCTGAAGGCGTAACCCCCGCAGTTATGTTGTATACGTTTGACAGGCTCGTGCCATTGATAATTATAAAAGAAGGGTAATTAGAAGCACCACCCAAGAACGTAATAATTGCATTATTTCCAGCGCCAGCCGTAACTCGCGGCTGGGCAGATATTGTGCCTACAATTGATGGGTTATATGCATTATTTGAAAACATTGGCACATTGTTTGTGGTTGTTGTTTCAAACGGCAATGGTTGACCATTGCTGAACGTCATTTTCGCTGGAAGACAAGCAAAACCCATATTTGTAGCACTATAGGATGTTGCTATAACTATATTTCCGTTACCCGTCATCCCTACTCCCATCATAGGATAAGAGGTTGGGTTGTTTGAAGAACCTAAACCATTAGGCCAATCAGTACCTAATCCGCCAGTGTAATAAGGAGCCATTGCTCCCGTATCACTCATCATTGAATAGGCTGGACTCCCACCATTATATGTTGTAATAATATAAGTACCAGACTCTGTTGCGCACATTTGAGGGCTTTGATTATACGCACCACCCGCACCCAGACCTGTGCCGTTTGTAACTACTGCCCATGTATTTGTGTTTGTTGGCACATATGAATGGAAAAAACTCTGCCCGTAAGTTGTAGAAAAATAAGCAAAACCAAAACCGCCATAAGAATTACCAGCTATTGAAAATCCCTGCGAACCAGTGTATGTAGTAAGAGAAATATTCTGCAAAGCCGTAAGCGTAGAGTTATAAACCCGTACATTAGAATTAGACCCGTCTGTACTGTAAATGATGGCAAACTTATTATCTTGCAAACCAGTAATGTCAAATTGAGTTTGAGCGGAAAAGTTATAAAATGAAAGCGACGTAGAAGTTGTTAAGGCGTAGCCAGAAGAGTAAACATCTAAATTAAGAGTCGTTGCGGCTGAATTGTATTGCACAACAAAACCACCACCAGACAAGGCGGCAACTTTTAATGCATAAGTAGACGACGTACCCGTCCCAACACTTATGGTAATTACAATACCGCCTGCTATGGAGTACACATTTGCAGTAATATCCGAACCAATCTTATAAACCACAACAAAATTACCATTTGGCAATGAGCAACTTGCAATTGAATTTGCTGTTGAAGAAACAATCGCCGTGGGGCCAGACACTGTGGCTGGAGTATTTGTGTTAACAGCACTTTGAGTTGTAGCTGGATAAAACGATACAGAATTGGGATTTGAAAAAGGTGTAATTCCAGCGGCGGTTACGCCTGAAACAACGTACGGCGTACCTACTATGGAGGTAAATGGCGTGACAAGATAACTTGATGTGCTAATTCTGCAATAGAATTGTTGTGTAGGTTTCTGCTGATTGGTTACAGAAATCCAGTACGCATTAACAAAGCCGCTAGACTCAAGCAATGTAACTCGATTGTTACCAGCGCAAAATCCACCAGTCACTTGAATAGGGATTGCACCAGTGCCATTTGAACCGCTGATACAAGTTCCAGAAGAGTTATAGAATGCGTACTGCATATTCCCATAACCATCTGAAAAATACAAAATAAAATTACCAGTGCCAACAGCCTGAACGCTCAAATACGAACCGCCATAAGAGGTTTGATAGAAAAGGTTTGCAATAGGAATTGCAATAGTTTGTGAACTTAGCGTGTTGCCTGTTGGTAAAAATCGAAACGCTGGATGACCGTATGTTCCATTGTTTGCGTTGTAACCTATGACAATAGTTGTTCCATCCGACAAAACGGAGGCGTCTGGCCCAGCTAAAGTACCAGCACTAGAAAGACTAGAGGGGGTGGTAAACGAAATGCCACCAGTAATTGATGTTCCACCTGAATTATAAAGATTGTAGTAGTAAGTGGTAGCATCGCCACGGTCGCAAATAAATACAGAACTATCGCTTCTTGATGTTAAAGCAAATGAGTTCTCGTTAGACGCCGCAGTTATTCCTGTATTAATGGCGGCATACGCGCCAACGCCAGTAGAACTGTATGCCCGTAAATATAATGTTGCGCCAGTGTCTTTTATTGCAATGGCAAACCCACCATTGGCAAGAGCCGTCATTTCTAAAGGGCAATAAGTCCCGCCACCGCTAAAGGCAAGTGAGGTGTCTTGCGTTGCGGCTGTTACAACAGTTCCTGCATTGTCGTAAATTGCATAGTTGACGACGTTAGATGTGCCACCAGAACTATTGCCCCATCCCACGGCAAAACCACCACCAACTAAAGCAACAACGGAAACGCAGGCATAAGTTGCTGATACAAAAGTTGCCGAAACAAGCGTAGAAGCAACTACAACAGTGCCGCCTGCATCAACCACTCTAAAATAAACACGGTTCGCTTGCAAAGCAGATGAGTTGTACATTGACCACGCTTGAACAATATTCCCATTGGTTAAAACAGACGCAAATCGTCTGCTTGTTCCACCGCCAGAGCCTGCTTGCATCTGAGCGTAAGTAAACGCTGGGGCAACAATTCCACCTGTCCCAGATGGGTTGATTGCGGCTGAATCTGGAAAACTAAAATTTACAGTGCTTGGTGCTGTCAAGTTGGCTGGATTCTTGTAGTCGCCATTCTGGAAGTACACAGGGTCACCAGCATTGAAGCCAGTGGATGTGTAGACCTCGGCAACGCTTGTCGTGCCTGAGTTGTTTGGAAGCTGTTGAATAGAACGTGACATTTTTAACCCTCGTATCCGTAGACGTTGACGCTCACACCTGCAACGCTGGCATAAGCAACCACCAATTTACCTGAAGTAGCAACGATGCCACCGCGCTCCAAAACGCTGTTCGGAGGAATCACAGTCTCAAACTCCAAGTACTCAGCCGCTGTTGGTGTTGATATCGCGGCAATTGCCAAGTTGACGGCAACAGGGAAACCGCTTGTGTTGTTCATTGCGACGTTGAACACGGAAGGAGTCGCACCAACCGTGTAGACCGTGGTGTTTGTTATGGCGGCAAGTGATGCCTGACCTAGTGTGCCTGATGCCATGTTCGTTCCTTAAAATTGAGCCATGTAATATGTTTGTGCAATTGTTGGCCCAGTTGCTGGCGGAGCCGCCGCCGCCGCCCAATACGCTGATGTGCCATCAGAGGTCAAAACTTGCCCAGCAGTACCGATGGTATTGACCAGCGAGAACTGCGCCCTGTAGGGGGTCACAGCCGTGATGGTGATGGGGTTTGTGCCAAAGACTGCCGCACCACCTGCGTTGAACGACCCAGCGGTGGCCGGAGCCACGCTTAAAGCTGGAACAAACGGTTCCCACTGAGTGCCGTTCCAAATCCAGTTGTACCCCGTCGCAGGGGAATAAACTTGCCCCGTTGTAGGGCTGACAGGTGGTGTGAAGTTAAAAGCCATTTTTAACTCCAGTTACCGACTCGGTTCACTGCATTTGTACCAAGGGGGCGAATGCGGAAAAAGGAACCCGCACCAACCAGAGCGGTAGCCGCAATACCCAATGACACTTGAGGAACAATCGTTCCTGCGCCAGCCACCGTGATGTAGCCTTGAATCACCGCAAAACCAGTCGTGGTTGTTGAGGCTGTTGCAATCGCAGTGTTTGCCGCGACGTTGTAGGAGATGGTCGCCGCAGTAGGTGTTGCAAACGCCGTCTTGGTTGCGTTGGCTGTCCAATACTGGTTAATTGTTGCAGAGCCACCTAGAGCAAAGCCAAACGAGCCAGAAGACGCAGACATGGACGACAGGTTAAATTGGCACTCAAACTCAAAGGTTCCAACTGGCAAAGTCACAGCGCCGTTTGCACTTGCATTAAAAATTTGTTGCGCCGCAGTGGTCGATGTGAGCGTGAAGTTTGACGTTTGCAGAATAAACTGCTCCGTCATCCAAACGCCACGGGTGCTGGCTGTTGTTGTGAGGTAAGCAACAACGCCATCGTATTCAGCCGAACCAGCCACAGGCGTGGTCAGGTTTGTACCAGCGTTGAACAACATTGGCTGAACTGAGGTTGTGCCTGCCGACATGGCAACCCGTGTAAAGGTTCCCAAGTTAGGCGTGGTTGCACCAACTGTTGCGTTCACCGCACCACTGGTTGAGTTCAACGCAGTGAAAGTGCCAGCGGCTGGAGTCGTTCCGCCGATAACCGAGTTGTTGATTGTTACGCCAGTGAGCGAACCTGATGTGATTGCAACATTGGTTGGGAAGTAGCCCAGCGTTGTCCACGCAGTTGAGCCATTGCCAATCTTTGCTTTTCCTGTATCGGTCTCATAACCGATTTCACCCGCAAGCAAAACTGGGTTAGCTGAAGTCCAGTTTGCCGCCGTATCGTTACGGTATTGAATTTGAATTGCCATTATGTTGCTCCGCCACAGTTAAGAAATAGAGGATTCCACGTTGTCGTTGATGCAGAACCACCATTAAGATTTGTCAAGTCTAAACCAAAAGTGCCAGAAGTAGGGTCTACCCAACTAGGCTGACCAGTGGCTCCAGACACAAATGTTTGACCAATACTCCCCACTGGAGAAAACGCCGTCACGCTTGAGCCTGACTGGTACACAATCTGACCCGCAATACCACCAGCAATGTTGGCGGCGGATACGGCGGCAGGGGCGGCAACCCATATGTAATTTGTTCCGTTGTAGCCAAGCACCAGCCCGTTCACAGGTGCAGGCACGTTGCTAAAACCACCAGCGCCGTTTCCAGCCAAAATGTAGGTATTGGCAGGGGTAGGTGCGGCGTAGTCAGTTCCAGCGACTGCGGCGGTCATTGCGCCTGCGCCGTTACCCTTTACGATGCCCGTGATGGTTGTTGCTCCAGTACCGCCGTTGGTCACGTTTAGCGTGCCAGCCATTGTCAACGTGCCAGAGGTGGTGATTGGGCCACCCGTAAAGTTCATGCCAGTAGAGCCGCCAGAAGCGTTCACACTGCTCACGGTAGCCGACGCACTGCCAGCAGAGGCCAACAAGGACACTACGCCAGCACTGTTCTTAACGTACAACTTCAGGTCAGCCGTGTTTACCGCCAATTCGCCAACGGCAAGATTTCCCGCCACAGGCACGCTGGTAGCCGTTGGACTGGAGTAGGTCTGAATGGGTGTAAAGCCTGCCTGTGCCATGTTTTTCCTTAATGTAGGTGTCTGTTAGCTGATGTTAATTACATTGCCCATTGCAGGGTGCGCAGAACACTGGTAATACAACGTAGCAGGTGCGTTCATAGGAACCGTGAATGTTTGTATGCCAGTCGTACTTCCGCTCACTCCAGAAGTATATTGCGCACCGCCTGACGACACTCTAATTTCAAAAGGATGCCCAACTGCCAAATTATTAAAGGTGTATGTAAAACCTTTGCTCAAATACAGTATTGGGTCGTCTGTGTTTCCTGCAACGATGCCAGAGCCTGTAAACACATAATTCGCACTAGCACCGTCAGCAACCATAGAAAAAGCAAGTTCGTTTGCTAATTTTATCCAAGCTGAACCATGAGCAAAATACATTGCCCCGTCTGCGTGTGAGTGGGCTAATGCGCCATGAGAAGTTGATGCTGAAGGAAAAGCGGCTTGGTTGGCGTAATAAAACGGAATCATGCTCCCGACTTGCGGCGCAGTGATTGCACCAACGTCAGAAACAGTAACCAAACTGTTTTGTACAATTTTTCCAGTTACGCCGTCAAACCTTGTGATTGCATTGTCTGTTGCAGACGCTGGGCCAATCACATCGCCAAGGCCAGAGCCTATTGCCGCAATGGTCTGGTTGGGCCAAGTGCCTGAGACTGTGACGTTTGTGCCAGCAACAATAGAAGGGGTGGCTGTTCCCGTTCCGCCGTAGGCAATGCCTAAAGTGCCTGCCAGAGTAATTGTTCCTGACGAAGTGATAGGCCCACCAGAGGTAGTCAGGCCAGTTGCGCCGCCAGACAAAGCAACGCTGGTAACTGTTCCGCCACCAGAAGAGCCGTTTGCCGCCGCCGTAATTCGTCCTTGAGCATCGACGGTGATGTTGGCGGCAGTGTATGCGCCTGCGGTCACCGTCGTGTTGGCAAGGGCGATTGTCCCAGTGGAGGTGATAGGCCCACCCGAAAGGCCAGTTCCAGTGGCAACAGAAGTAACGCCAGAGCCAGCGGAGAATGCAGTCCAAGCACCGTTATATCCCTCAAACAAGCCTGTTGTTGAGTTGTAGCGAAAGTTGCCAAGCGTAGATGCTCCGCGCTGGCCCGTTGTTCCCGTTGGCACAACAACGCCCCCAGTGCCGGGGATTGTGGGGTTGTCCACCAAAGAAATCGTTGGATTGCCACTTACCCCAGTCCCGTTTGTAACGCCGACTTGGTTTGCAGTTCCTGTGATGGTTGCGGAAGTAATGTTGCCAGCGGTCGAGAGAGCCACAAGGCCATTTGCACTGACATTGGCAAAATTTGCGACCTGACCGCTCAAAGCGATGGTTGGGTCACCAGATACGCCAGAACCGTTGGAAATAGACAGTCCATTGCCAGAAACGGCTATAGAACGGTTTGTAAGGGCCAAAGCAGACGTTTTAACTTGGAACCCAGTACCAGAGTTCACCAAGGACAATAAAGCGCCTGTGGTCGTTATATTGAAGACTCCCTGCGCCCCGCCGTCAGTTGTGGTCAACCCATTGGTCGCCCCCACATACCGACTGTTTGTCAGTTGAGGGGTCTGAGAGACTGTCAAATAGGTGTAAGTCTGGACAGGTGAGCCAGCAAGCGCCGAAGCCGTCGTCTGGACTGTCACTCCATTTTGAACAATGGGAACCGCCTCAGTGCCTGTGATAGCACCAGCGGCTGGCAGTTGGAGTATGGTTACTTGTGCTGACATTTATGTACTCGTATCGTTTGGCGGGTTCGGAGAAATGGTGTCTTGGTTTCCAGTGCTTGTAGGAGTTTGAGTGTTTTGCTGTGTTGAAAGTTGAAACTCACTTGTTCCGCCAGTCATCAGGAAATTGTCGGTTGCCGCAACGCTCACATCAGGGCGTGCAAACCGAAGGTTAATCCTTTCGGTTTTGCGTGCCGCCAAGCGGTAAGGGTCAAGGACGTCAAAACATCCGTCCCCGCACACGCGCAGACCGGGGCTGTTCCCATCGGGTCTTAAATTCACATACGGCTTCTTCATCTTGCACCTATCGCACACCGCGATGGCAAGTGAAGTCAGTCCCGTTGTGTCTAAAAAGATAGGCATCCGTTACCTCGTGTACACCGAAATGTTGGGGGCGAAGTAAATCGGTGACTTGTCGCGCTCTTCCTGCTCTACCTCGTACAGGTACTTCTCAGCCATCTTCTCAAGATAGCCAACCCTGTCCATTGCAACTTGCGGAAGTTCAAGGCTCATGCGGTGAGCCAGCATGAACACCACCGCCTCGTACCAGCGTTGAGGAATTTGTAATTCGTCAGTCAAAGCGCCCACATCCATGATTTGGGTGGAGTACCACACAGTCATTTGCACAAAGGCATTGCTTGGGGTGGGCCACAGGTAAATCGTAGGGTCTGGAATGGTGCGGTCAAACCAAAATTGAAAAGGCTGGTTTGCTGTAAAATTTTTGTTTGGCAGGTTGGTGTAGTCGTCGCGGTTCAAGCGGGACATCATTATTTCGGTGCTGTTGTTGCCGATGTACCACTCGCGCAGGGCCAAAGTTGTGCCACCAGAGGCAACAATGCGGTAAAAAGCGACGCTCTGCCCCGGGTCTATATCAGTCCACACCCATGTATTGTCCGTAACCGCCACCGCCCCAAGGTTTTGCAATGTGACGTATGTCACACCATCGGTTGAGTATTGGAGCGAAATATTCCATGTTGCCGACCCGCCACCAGCAATGTAGGGCAAGAACCCAATGGAGCCTGCATAGATGGGGTTTGTTACGCCAAAATTGACCGTGAAGTTGCCGTTGGCAGAAGCCTGCTGGGTAAAGGTGCTGGTGTCGCCATCGTAAAGGTTTGCAACCGTTCCGCCAGCAGAAGAGGTGTACGCCCCCACAGGGCGGTTCAGCGTGCGGTACAGCACGTTCAGCGTGTCTACAGCGCCATTAGGCAGGGTGTATTGGTACTTGTTGGGGGTTAGACCAATGACCTCTTTGCTGATGCACCAGTACTGGATGCCGCGATTGATAAGGTTGGAAAGCAAGAACCCAAGCGATTGACGAGCGGAGGCAACTTGTTCAGAAGTCAACTCTTCCGCCAGTTTTCCGCACCGACGAGCGCCGTGGTCAATCAACGTCTGTACATTGACCGTTTGTCCGTAGGTGTCAGAATACGCCATCTGTTTTTATCCTTACCAGCCGGGGCAGTCCCACCGCTTCAGCGATGCCTTGGCGCGTGGCGCTTCCCCCTTTGAATGTTCCACAACTCCACTCATGCGTGCGCAAAAGGAGTCCTTTCGAGCGCCGCCTTTGGGCTGTGGAGCCTTTAAATTGCTTCCCGTTTCACGGTTGTATTTTGCCCGACCTTTGGCAGTTAATCCAGCGCCTTTTTCAACAGGCAACTTCTCGCCGCGACCGACTGCAAGATTAACTTTTTTTTTGCTCATTTTACTTTGGCGGTTTTTGCCGACTGCTTAAAGTCACCAGCCGTTGGCGCACCTTTGCTACCCACTCGCCGCATTTTTTCGCCAGAGCCTTCAGCGATTCTTTCACGTTTTGCATTGATATTTGCATACAATCCGCCGCCTTTCATTTTCTTTGCTTCATCTGCCTTGGAAAATTCTTTACCGACTTTTTGAGGGATGCCAGTCTTTTTGGCAAAAGAAGGGTTGTGTGCAACCGCATTCATTAACTTGTGTTGGGCAGGTGATTTGCTTGGCATTATGCGTACCCCTTGACCATCTCCAAGATGCACCAGTAGGTATCACCCGCAGAGGCATCCGCCGTGCTAAACATGATGTCGCCAGTAACGCCAGCACCGCCGTTGTTTGTAATACCGCCAAAGCCTGTCATGTCTAGCGTCTGAGTCGCACCGGGCGAGGACAGAAAGAACGGCACATCTGTAGTGGCGTCCCAAAACATTCTGACTTCCATGCCGTGATTGGCAATGTAGATTTTGGTGACTGTGACACGATCACACGCCGCGCCTGATGCGCTTGCCGTTAGTGCAGAAACATCAACCTTTAAAACCGCAGACTCACCAGTGCCATCACTGATGTTTGTAAATTTCATGATGACCGTACGCTCACCATCTATGAGCGTTTGGCTCGTAACTGCATCAGCCATATTTTTCTCCAATTAAAAAGCAGGGGC